TACGGGCGTCCTCGCGGACGATCTTAGCCAGACGCTGCTCGTCCTTAAGCTGGGCGCGGAGGCTAACGATACGCTCACGCTTGGCGCGCAGCTGCATACGCATAACCTTCATACGACCGAGCAGGTCGGAAACCCCACGGCGCTCAGAAGAGAGCTCAACTTGGATCTGGTTCTTGGTCTTCATAATATATTTTCCTTCAATATTCAAAAATTACAGTTCAATCCGGTGATGTTCCTCAAAGAGGAAGCAGGTCTCGTAGTCATCGGTGATGACGTCGAGCCGGTCATTGCTCAGGATATAGATCGCTACATCCGATTCCGCAATCAGCGAACCCGGATCGGCGTTCGCGAAGCCTTCGAGGTCGAGCTCAGTCATCTCACGAAACCGGAGACCGCCCTGAACCGCCATAATCAACTCTTGCATCGTCCTATCAGTTTCCTTCACTTCACTCTATACTTACATTATACCAGTTTCGTCGAAAAACTCAACCGGTAAAACTCGAGTAAAATCAACCACTTACGACAAGAGCCGATTCGACGGCTTCAACTTCGCGGAACCCAATCTTGGTGATTACCACCTGACGCTGGTCCTTCTCGTTTACGAGCCAGCGAACCTCGCCGTCAAATGCGCGGGTCATATAACCCATCGGCATATAGTGGGCGACAGCCACTTCGACGCTAGTAAACTTCTCGACGGTCTTGTGATTCGCCAGCCGCTCTGCAGCCTTTTCGGCGAGAGCGCGATTGCACTCGTACTCGGCGTCGCTGATCTGGTCGCCGTTCTCGTTCGGCTGGGTGACCGCGTGGATCGTCCAGAGCCGAAGGTTGCGGTCGAACCAGTAGCGAGCGTGACCAGCTTCACAGCTGTAATAGTACGTGCGCGTGTTATAGGTTCGGAGTTTCATCGCCGTTCCTCGGTTTTTCATCATAGAGCCATTATACCGGTTCTGGCGAAAAACGCAATAGCGATAACTGTAATAAAATCAATAACTTACGTCACCCTCTCTCGCCTCCTCTCGAGGCTTTGGAGAGGCGCGTCCGGCGGGGAGGCTACGGTACGCTCGAGTAGAGAAGACCGCCGAGATAGACCGCGAGGAGGAATAGAGAAACGACCCAGAGGCTCGGCTCGCGCATCCGCCAGCCAGCCCACATCCAGCCGAAATTTCCGAGGAATGAAAAGATCAGGTTGACCGGATAAATGTTCGCGCTAGTTAAGACGGAGGCAAAAATAAGAAAGGTGGTTGAACCCCACTTCAACCACCAATCAAACGACTTCAATCCCATAGGTTCTGGTAATACTTACCGAACAGACGGGTGCCGTTAGTGATGCGCGCCTGCATTGCATCAAGACCGTCGTGGTCGATTTCAACCTTGTCAAGCAGCGAACTGTTAGGATCGGTGTTTTTCTCGATCTTGTAAAACTGATCGTAGCACTCACCATCAGAAGCCAGCTGCTCAAACGTCCAAATCATTTCTGACATGATCCAGTCCCAACGCTTGAAGTGGTTAGAGTCCGTGTGCCACTCTACGTCCTTAGTAGCGTTAGTGCTGCGCAGTTCTTCTGGAACGTCATCGTCATCCGTGCAGGGTGCACCGTGCTTAGTGGCATGCAGCTGCTTAAGCATAGGAACAATGATCATAGATAGAGTATGATCCATGCTCCACGTGTCGTACTTGTCAATATGGATATTGACAACGCGCTCTTCGCCATCAGTCTCAGGGTATGGTCCAATTTCAATCTTCATAGTTTCCACTCCACAAACGATTCAGAGTTGACTCGTGATCGTTAACATGATGAATTGCTTTACCGTTGTTTAGTCTAAACTTTACAACGTTACTTTCCGTATCGTCAATCAACAGCCTAGAAGGCTCTGCGAATTCCTTCTTGTATCGCTTTCCAGGAACAACGTGCAGATAGCGATGCTTGATCCCGTTATCCAGCAACCACTTCCGCTTTTGCAGTGCGATTTCTTCAACGTAATCCGTGCCGCCTGCGGAAGTCAGAATATGCAGTTGCAGCTTATGCTTCTTGGCATACTCATGCACACCTGCATACATCTCTTTGCCACCGGGGAACCAGTCTAGCGTGGCAAAGTTGTTGTTCTCAACAAAAGACTTCCAGTTAGTCGACCAGTGTTTCTTTTCGACTTCAGCAGGAGCAACACCGAACAGTTCAGTGTATCGCGAAGAGAAGTCTGTAAGAACACCATCCATGTCAAGATAAATTACATCTAGCATCTTCAATGACCTGAATTCCCATATTTTTCAACAATACGATTCCGCGATCGAATCGGTACTGGTGGCGATAGTATACGCCAGAAATGCCAGTTTGGCAAATTAATTTAGCACACTCGATACAAGGGGCATGAGTGATGAACATTACAGCATTATTGCAGCTGTCTCCATGCTTCGCCAGCTTCGTCAAAGCATTCATTTCAGCATGAATGACTTCAGGCTTGGTCACGAGGTGGGCTTGTACTAGAGTTCCAGTTTGGGGGTCGACCTGCTCTGGAATTTCAATTTCACAATTGTTGTCGTACCCAGCAGGGGTGCCGTTATACCCATAGGACAGGATGCGGTGATCTTTTACAATCACCGCACCTACCTTCAGTCGTCTGGCGTAACTAAGCGTTGAAACTTTTTCAGCAATATCAAAGTAGAAATCAACAAATTTAGGCTTCACTCAGCTTCCCGTTTCTTCTTTCCGATGTTGTACTTGGCAACCAGTTCCCAATCCTGCTTTTCTTTGTGCGGCAGAATCTTGATCTGACTCAAGGGTGCCACTGGCTCTTTCGACTTCTCAGGATTTGTTAGCTTAACTAATCCCCACTCAGCAATCAGGTTAGCGATTGCGTTGCGGCGTGCAATGTCGTTTTCGGACATGTTGCTTGGCTTACCATCTAGAGCAAAGAGCTCCTTAAAATGGACCAAGTAGTAACGACCCTGTTTGTGTAGAATATGGCACGATTGGTATAGAACGTTTTGGTTTTTAGCTGCAACTCCGATGCGCGTCAGAGTTTCACGAACTTTAAGGAAGTCGTTCTTCTCAGCTAGCTCAATCTCCACTAGGTTTTCCACCATTTTTATTCACCTTTTTGTATTCTTCTTCTCAACTCATCGATCTGGTCTTCATTGAGAATACGAAGAACATCATATGCCTTGGCATCTGAATAACCATAGTATTCTTTAACTACATCCAAATCAGAGGTCTTCACCCTTTTGTGCCACTTAGAATATTGGCGTCTATAAGGCTTGACACTATTTAGTAGAAAATGGTACTTGAGCTTATTGTCCAGATTCGGGTACTTGTTCACCTCATTCGCCAAGTACACCGTATCGCTGTGCTGAGAAAGAGCTCGACCGACCATGAAAGAAGAATACGACTTCTCGTCAGCATCCGTCAGTAGTGCGTCTTCCTTTGTCTGTAGGATGCTGGGGATAATTTCCTTGAAAAGATCCGCCATTACACAAACTCGCACTCAGCCATAATCTCAGCCAGACAGGCTACCATATTCAGTTCCTGATCCGCCACAAACGCTGCTTGATACTGATACCGAGCCAGAATGACAATAGCGGCAGGAATCGAGTTGCGGTTCATATGATCGTACAGGCTGTCATAGATCTTACGGAATACCTTCGACGAATCGTCATAGGCATTTTCAGCAACCCACTTGCGCATCGACCCGAAGTCCTTGGTCTTCATCGCCTTAACGAGTTCATTAATTGAAATATCAGCAACAGAAGATAGAATGCCTGCGTCGATCTTTCCCGACACACTGTATCTCTGTAGCTCGTTGAGAACACGACGATAGTCAGGGAAATGCTTGCGTACAACCTCGGCAACAACTGCCTTGTCGTATTCAACCTTCTCGGACTCGAGGATATTCAATGCGCGCTTGAGGAACTGCGCAGCCATCTTAGCCTTATCTGCAACCTTCAGCTTAAACTCGATGACAGCGCAGCGAGAGTGCAGAGGTTCAATGATCCTGTTCTTATAGTTACAGGTCATGATAAAGGTGCAGTTATGTGCAAACTCTTCCATTGCATTACGCATTGCAGGCTGAGTGGAGTTTGCGTTCAGGTAGTCAGCCTCATCGATAATGATGACCTTCTTGCCACCATTGAAAGAAACCGAGGAAGCATATGTCTTGATCTTTGTTCGGAACGTATCAATACCAGACTCGTCCGAACCGTTGATCATCATGTAATCGCAGCCAATTTCTTCGCACAGTGCCTTGGCGATAGTTGTCTTACCAACACCTGCAGTGCCACAAAGAAGAAGGTTGGGGATTTCCTTACGTTCAACATACTGGCGGAAGGTACTCTTTAGTTCTTCCGGAAGAATACAATCTTCAATCGTGCGCGGACGATACTTCTCAACCCAAAGAGACTCAATGTTATTCATACTGACTCCAATTCGCATACACAATAATAAAAGAGGGGGCGGGGAGGGTGAGTCCCACGGCGAGCAGTCTGGCGGATTGTGCCGTCAACTCTTGACAGTTGCGCCCCAGAGGAGAGACGTACTTCTTATTTAGCCAACTTCCTCAGTCGGCTGAACAATATTATCATAAGTTTCGCTCAGTTCATTGGCTGCGGCGACTTCTTCTGCAATATTGCGCTTGTGGTAAACGCGAGCAAGCTTCCGGGAAAGACGCTTGTTCATCTCAAACTCTTCAGCCATGCGGTTGATGATATCCTTGATATGATCGCGCTCAGCCTCAACTCGGGTCAGCGAGTTGGAGATTTCCTGAAGACAGTTCTTGATATCTTTCTTCTGCTGTTCTGTAAGCTGCATAATATAACCCCTTAGTCAAACTTCGACTGAGCCGACTCAATCGCAATGTAATACTCAATCTTCTTGTTCTTGTTCGAAAACTTAGCCAGACCACGCTTGGAGATTTCAACCCCATACGCATCGTCAATGACCTTGAAGTTCTCGACCTTCATAACAACCTCAAACTTCGAACCGTCGCTGGAAGCAATTTCAGTCTTAGACAAATCGGCAGAATCGTCCTTGACGTCAGTCGACACCAGATAAACGTTCGACCCATCGCTCTTGAAAACGAAGTTCGGCGAACCAGAGATACCAGCACTCTTTCGCTGCCACTCCAGATCTTCCTTCGTAAGATCAAACGAGCAATCGGCAGTACCGATGTTCAGCTTCTTCTCAGGAGGAGTGACGATAACCTTGGCAGAACAATACTTGATATAGTCCGAACGCTTGCCGTCTTCGCTGACGAAACGAACCTTATCACTGTCAAACTGCAGGTCGCAGTTCTTGTACAGGGAAAGCTTTGCAAGGAACTTGTTCAGATCATAGATCGCAAACTCTTCAGGAATAGTTTCTGCAATCTGCGCCTCAGCCAGAACGGTCTTCAATGGCGAAATGGTCGAGAGAACATTTCCCTTCTTGAACAGGAGGCTCTGGTTAATGGTGGAAAAGTTCTTAAGAATCTCAACCGTATCACTAGACAATTTCATTATTAATATCCTCATTCGACTCTACGTGACTATTATATACCCAATCAATCATCATATCAACTCTTTTTGGGAGTTCATGCAACGCGCAATTATTGTCGATGGTCATTGTAATGTTAGAGTCACCGATCCAAGCCCACTCACTGAAATGTACTTCTGGATACTTTTCAGTTGCTTTGCCCATGTTAATGCTATGAGCTAAACTGTACCACTCAGGATCAGGTCCACGCGTTACTCTAATAACACGACCACCAAGGTCAGTGATCATCTTAATTTCGTTAGGAAACCTAACATCAGCGATCACATAGTTCTTGTCTGGATTGATTCTGCGTTCAACAGAATACAGCCAAAGGTCTTCGTGAAAGACCTTTCTTCCAGCCTCAGTACCCATCAGCTGTAATGCTTCTCTTGGCGAGAAAGGACGACCCATTTTCCTAGACCACCAATCATCAGGCTGCTCGCGCCATTTCCTAGAGTGAATAGTATCACCTTCGAGAAGGTTACGATCCCAGCCAAAAATGACTGAGACCGCATCCTTCACACTATTGGCGAAGCTTTCTTTATGAAAGCCATAATTCTCAACTAGGAGATCGGCTACGGTGCCTTTACCACAGCCGATGAAACCAACAAGCCCAATGATCACAGAGTGCCCACGTATCCAGCAACTGCGGGGAGGTCTCCTGTGAACGCATATGTTCCAATATGGTGTGTCTTCATCCACGGGCACAGCCAAATCTGACCGCCGATCTTACGCCACATCTGACAGAACATATAATCTTCAGACAGGTAACGATCCGAACCACCACCAGTGATGCTGTCCTTGTAATCAATAACAGTATCAAAGTAAGCGTGAATGTAACGCGAACCGTCGAAGTGAGCCTGACCAACATGATCTGGCTTGTAGCGGATCATTGGGAAAGCTTCCTGAAGCTTCGTGAACACTTCACGCTTAACCATCATAAAGCCAGTGCCAATTTCTAGAACCTCAACAGGCTCAGCAACACTGAACTTCTCGGTGCCGGGAACTGGATTGAAAACGAAGTCACCAACAACCTTGGAAAGTTCATTGGGATCAATTTCCGGGTTACGCGAGATAGCTTCCTTGACAGCTGCCCACTTGAGCGACTTCTTGGGATAAGGACCGCCGCAAACATCGCGATCTAGCGCCAGAAGTGCAATAACATCACGCGGATCAAAATGAATATCCGAGTCGATGAAAAGCAGGTGGCTGAAGTTCGAACGCAGGAACTCATCAACCAGATAGTTTCTTGCACGAGTGATCAGAGACTCATTAAAGATAAATGAGAAGCGAACCTCAACGCCATAGTTAGCGCAAATAGACTGCAGGTCTAGCAGCGACTTCGCACACATACCAAAACACTGACCGCCATACATCGGGATGGCGACGAACAACTTGTTCTTCTTTAGTTGATCAACCGAAATCTCAAGCTTCATACTTACTCACTCCACTGAAAGAAATTGCTAATCGAATTAATAATTTTTTGTTGATCGCCATAATTTTCGTTAGGCATCAGGTCTATATAGTCCATCAAGGTAAGCGAACCCATGATATTAGAAATTTTTGTTTTGCGCGAGTTCTTAAACTTGTCGTCTTGATCGTCCTTGCGATCAATGTGTCGCTGATCTAGTGTGGAGTCTTTAGCAGTCAGCACCAGCACCTTGAAGGAACTGGGGAATAGCTCGCTTAGAGTATCGAGCATTTTGCCATTGAACAGGCGGTCGCCTTCAAAGATAACATTCACATCACCACTCAGCGATGTGAAGAACTTGTTAGCGTCAGGTTGAACTGCCATCGAAAGACGATCTGTGCCCTGAAACACATTACCGTCATCAGCATACTTGCCAAGAATATACAGGTTCAGCTTCTTGGAATACATAGCATCAAGAAGCTTCTCTGGCTTGACTGTTTCCCAGTCAGTTGCCATTGAAATAATTTTAAACATCAATGTGGTCTTGCCAGATGCCGGCTCACCACCAATTGCAATAACATTAATCATTCCCAAAGTGCCTCCAGAGTACCGTGAGCCGGTCCGTGGTCATCACCAAACAACCATTCCAGTCGCTCTATTTTACCTGATCTGACAAACGAAGTAAATTTTTCTTTATTGATGTTATTCCTTCCAACCAACCTTGTGTCTAGGGTTTCATCCCTAGCCTGCCATAACACTTCCCACTCAATGCCAGTCCACCCATCTCTTTCAGCCTGTTGGATTTCTTCAGACTGCCTGTCCAAGTAGTAACCGAGATACCTGCCGTGATGTTCTCTAAAGATTTTCTTAAACGAACACAGGCACGTTTCCATAGTGAAAAAGTTTATTTCACTTCGTAGTTCTGGGTATCTGATGCTCGTCTCTTGGAGTATATCGAACGCAATGCTCTCAAGAGCAGCACACTCGTTAGCATCGAGCTTTCGATCGATGTAGTCATCCTTGCTGATGGCATAAAGTAGACCATTACGGTGAGAACGGGAACCACTGTGATCAGATAACATGAGAGAAGTAGGAACAACCCTGATACCAGCAGTATGGTGAAGATGCTGTAGATAAAACCAGACGCTATAGCGACCAAACTTGTAAAGATTGTCGTTGATACCACGCCACAGATTATCAAAATTTTGTTCTTCTGTGTCTCCATAATAACTCTCCAGGACGCTTCTTTGCGAAGCACTGCCAATGAATTTCTTATAAGACTCAAACATGGCAGGTAGATGTCCCTTGTTCCACTTTGTGTCTGTCTGGTAGCGCAGCCGTTTATAGTTCTGGCTGTTCCAGAGTTTCAGTCTATCAATAGTACATAGCTCGAAGTCAGGAAACTCGTTCTTCAACACCCAAGCTGTCGGCAGCTGGTATGTGTTACCGTACAGCCAGCACAACCATATACGTTCTTCATCGTTGTGCTCATATCTTTCATTTAGGTAGTTGGTCGCCCAGACTGCAGGATCACAGTCCTTGTACTTTAGCGACCAAGCATACCAATTAATGAATAGCTCAGTTCGTTCCGTAAACTTCAACGCAACCACCCTTTCCATTCTTGAACACAGCAGACTTAATCACACTGTCTTCAAGATCATATAAGCCATCAGCAAAAGTGTTTCCATTGATCTTAAACATGCTCAGGCTACAGCCGCTCTTTTGCTTACCAAGAAACTTGAATCCCATAGACGAATAGAACGGAACAGCATCAGGCTCAGCCGACACACGGAAGTAACTAGTACCAACACCTTGTGCTCTATCCAAGGAATCTTGGGTCAACAGCCTAGCCACACCCTTACGTCGATGCTTTGCGAAAGTATGAAGCAGCTGCAGATTAAACACATAAGGTGTACGCTTAGACCTAGTAGTGATAATTGCACCCATCAGTTCATCGTCCCAACAGCCTACACAGGTGCTCCAGATATCCTGCATGTCTGCCTTTGCAACAAAGGTCTTAGCAAAGGAATCTGCCTTAGAGTCGCTGATGTGGTATACGAATTCTTCTCTACTAGTCTCACGCAACTTCATGAAACTCTCGCTTCTTTTCACCACGCTCTTTGGGATACTTGGTCTTGTTCCAACCATAGTATTCATCAATGCTCCACTTGAATGGAGGAAACTCATACCCGCCATGTGACAGAATTTCTAGCACAGTTGGACCATAGTTTAGAGCAGCATCAATAAAGTTTTCAGCAAACCTAAATTGCGACTCTAATTCCTTACGGTTAGTAGTGGCTCTGAAGCAACGGAACTCAATAGTACCAGTATGCTTCATGCAATACGTGTTGATCGCATACCTGAAAGGACGACCCATTGAAACACCATCTTTACCAGCAGCATGTAGCTTGATAAAGTGATTGAAGTCCGTGGCAAGGTTGATGATATTGTCGCACATATAGTCTGGCATCTCGCGACCACCATCAAACTTCAGGTACATCTTAGCACCCGGAACCTGCTTCATCTCTGAAGTTTCATAGAACTGATAACAGTTCTCAATCGTGTCCTGCTGGTTATCTTTAATGTACGCAACTAGACGCTTGAGCGCCTCAACGTCATCCTTCAGACCGGGAACGAACACATGGATATGTCCATGATTGACGCAAGAGGTAGAAGGCTTATCTCCTGCTCTAGTAAACAGATCATGAATCTCCATGATTCGATTGACCTGTTCTTGCCAAGTACGAGTAGGCTTGGTGTTGATCTCACCACCCATAGGAGGTTCGATGCCCAGAGGATCACAAGCAATATACTGATACGGAGGGTGAATATTCACAATGTCCGTTTCAGCATGCTCCCACTTACCTAAGTTTTCTGGGATAACTCGGGTGCGGTTGATATCGCCCCACTCAATTTCAGCGCCATATGTAAACGTATTTCTATCGAACATGCTGTAAGTCCACCGTATCAATATCAAACTCATTCTTAGTTAGGCTACCGCAATACTCATAAATGGTATCCTTGCTAGCCTCTGATGCGTCCAGAGTTCCACCCGAAGCTCTGTCCATGATGTTCTTAGTTGACGTTACAATCACACCATTGGGCAGAGAAGAAACATACAGTGGACGCTTGCCGTTTCTATAGAAGCGAATCTTCTTATCGCGATGCAGTTCAACAGCAGAGATACTTGCGTCTTTCCATTCAATCAACGGGTTCTTATTGGCTTCGATGCTACGCAGCAGCAACTCAGTATCGTTCTTACCAACAGTGGTGTAACCATACTTGCTCTCCCAATTCTCTGGGAGCTCTTGCGTGATTACACCATTGTGTACAATGGAAACCTCAGAAGAATAAATTGGCTGGTTGTATTCTAGGTCAGAGGTAGAATACCTGCAGTGGGCAACAAGAACTAGGTCATCACCATCAACGCAGCTATTCAAATCAAACGACCGCATAAACTCAAGAGCAGAAACTGGTTGGATAACAGTCTGAATCCTGCCAGCCTTTAGGAAAGAAACACCAGTCGCATGCAACCCTCTGATCCTAGATTCTAGAATCACTTCCTTAACCAGCCTTAGATCTTGTGCACAAACATTCTTAATGTAAGCACCAACCACTGCACACACTAGAACAGATCCTCCAAAGTCGCAACACGTTCATATGCCTTGGGATGATACTTAGCAACCATATCAGTCCCACCCTTTGATTCTAGGAAGTTGTACCACTCTTGCTGTTCCCACATGCCTTCACTGACACCATTCCACAATGGACGCCACAGCTTATGCTCAGGATTCTTTCTACGAGTTTCAACATACTCGTAGCGCAGGTTCTCGTATTCATACGAACCCAATTCTAGCATCTTCTCTCTAAAATAGCAAACCAGACTGATGCGTTCTGCAACATCATCGTGCAGTTCAATTGGAGTGTTGCCATGAATGACTTCATGGTTGTTAACCAGCAACAGGTCGCCGGGGCGAACGTTTACAGCAATTCTGTATTCCGGGAACACAAGATATCCACCACTATAGTTTCCATTGTTGGAAAGCACTAGCAGATTACTCAGCCCTGTGTCCAAGTCACCAGCGTCTCTGTGGCAGGCTGTTCGGAACGTCTTGTTAACAGTAACAGTGGTGAATACTGTTTCAGGAACAAGGAACCTTGAATCAATCTTATCAGCAGCTTGCTTTTGATTAGACCAACGCCACGGCATCAGTTCCTTGAAGCCACGGTTGAGAGTCTGTAGGAACGGAAACGCCATCTTAAACTTATCATAATTGTTCTGTGTGTAAGATGTAGCTCTACCGTAAGGAATGCGAGGATAGCGATCGAACCACCCAGCAATACCTGAGTGCACGGCATTGGCATAGGTTGTGTCAGAGACATAACGGTCTAGAACCGCAGCGGCTTCCTTGGTAATTTCGCTACGATCTTTTCTCTTAACAATTGACTTAAGCCACTTATCAAAACTGAACTTGTCCTTCTCGACTGCAGCAGACAGCCAAACCAAGCCACGTGTCGAAGAAACGTCTTTGTACTTCTCTTCAATAGACTCGAGTTCGCCCTTCAGGTCGCTGTACAGCTGAGACCCATCATACTTCGCCAGATAGTTTAGAACATGGTACTGAACTTCAGTCACCCACTCACGACCAGAGCATTTCTCGCCCTTCGGTCCTGCAGCCAGTCCACGGTTCTGTGATAGCACCGCAGCCTCTTTCAGCCCAAGGTAAGCTTGTTCCTGCTCAGTCTTGGAGAAGAAGTTCTTTCTAAACTTGAAAGCAATCTTCTTTTCGTCCTTACCATGAGTACAGTTGCTGCAATCCTTATCGCAGTCACTGGATAAAGCAGAACAATCAGCTGGCATATAACAGTCAGTGTCTTCTTCCACCAGAATATCATAGTGGGAGGCATCCACAAACTGACCTAACAGATGCTCACAATCTAGCTTTGTTGTTGCAACAATTACTTTAGTCATCGACACACCCCAACTATTACATCTTACATGATGTATATATGCAGGAACACACGCTCGAATTCGAATGTAAAAAAGCAGGGACCAGAACGGTCCCTGCTTTACCTAGTATCTCAGGACGAGATTAGGCAGCAACAGCGTTGCGGTACAGCGTCTTACGAGCGCGAGCAGTGTGGCGCGACTCGATGCTGGCAAGGAACGCATCGCTCGGCGAGCCAATGCGGTACGAGAACACACGCTCGCCACGCGAGGTCGTGATACGGTTGGTGTAAACCGGAACACCCTCATTGCGCAGGCGGTAGACGAGATCCGAAACGTTGCTCACCTTAAACAGAGTGCGAGCCTGACGAGCAGTCACACGGTGACCCTGAGCCAGATAGTCATAGAACGAATTAAGAATCGACATATTCACATCACCTCAACAAAAAACCGCACAGTAACATTCATTGTAAGACAGCGGCACCATTCCTACAATATAAGACATTATACCTTTTCACGGGTATAATGTCAAAGAATTACAGGTATTAAATCGACGGAGGAGTCTCAGCCGTTTCATCCTGCGCCGGGGCAGCCGGCTGGGCGTCAACGTCAACCTTAGTGTAAAGGTCGAGGAAGGACGTCTTCGTATCCGTATCAAACCGGTTAAGGCACATCTCGATCGCACGGAGGCGGTTACGGAAGATGCTAAATGCCTTAGCGATATGAACCAGACGACGGGTCGAGATAACCTCGTCACACGCGCCGTCAGCGTAGGTCTTACGGATAATCTCAGCCCACGCGATCAGGCGGTCGATAAACTGGGCGTCATTGATACCCAGCTGGACGAAATTCTTCTCGAGGATCTTACGCTCGGTGTTAGCCGGCGGATACTCCTGCTCAACCGTGATAGCGAATCGCTCGAGGAAGGCTTCATTAAGGACGTTGGTGCCGATGAAGCGACCGTCATCCGAACCCTTGCCCTTGGTGTTAGCGGTAGCGATAACCGTGAACCCAGCTGCCGGAGCGACGACCTCGCCGGTCTTCTTATCGAAGTATGGCTTACCCTCAAGGATAGGCTGGAGGCAGAGGAGGTCCTCCGTACCGAGGTCCGTCTCGTCGAGGAGGAGGACCGCACCCCGGCGCATCGCCGTCAGCACCGGACCCTCGCGGCGCACCGTGCTACCGTCGATGAGCTCGTACGAGCCGATCAGGTCGCTCTCATCGGTACGCTTGGTGACGTTGACACGGATCAACTCGCGACCCAGCTGGGCGCAGACCTGCTCGATCATCATCGTCTTACCGTTACCGCTAAGACCAGTGATATAGACAGGGTAGAAGATACCGCTACGGATGATGCTCTTCAGGTCACTGAAGAACCCGAAAGGCACGTAGGTCGGGTTGCGCTCGGGGATGAACGAATCGGTGACGTTCATAGCACGCTTGGCAGCGATGCTAACGACGGTCGCCGCCATCGCCGGCGCAGGCACCTCTCGGGGCGCGAACGGCGGGGCGAAGGCGTCGGCTAGCTTCTTCGGCTTCACCGCCGAGACAGCCTCTCCGGCAACGCTCCACTTACCACGCGAAACCTTCCGGCTGTCGTCGCGGAAGATGAAGTAAGGGATCGAAAGACCCTGCGCTTCCGTGAACTCGAGGATCTCCTTCGAGGTGAGGACGTTCCGTCCGTAGTGACCCTGAATGTCCTCGAGGAACTTCTTCTGGTCTTCCATACTGTACTTAGACTTCCGCATAACAAATGTCCTTTTATATATTAGGCTTTCACAAGACGATAAAATTTCACATCAAGACCGTCAGGCGGGAGCACCGTCAGGTGGTCGCCGCGCACGTAGTATTCGGTGCCGTCTTGGGTGTAGCCGATAAAAACCCCATTGCTCTCCGGATACATACGGAGTTGCGCGAGAATTTCAAGCGGCGAATCAGTAGGTTCAATTTCGTTTTCCATAATAGCATTATACCGTAGAGAGGAAAAAAGTAAAGCCTGAAATCCTCTGCAAAATCAATAACTTACAGAACCACCCTCTAGAAGCTGATTTCCTCAGCAAACTTACTGACGAGAACCCGCTGGCTACGCTTCGAGCCGAGGACGCTACCGAACTGCTTCGCGATCTTATTCTTAGTCATCGTGTTATCAATATTCAGCTTCGCCTCACGAACGTTGCTCGTATCCGTCACCATATAGAAGTATCGGTCATAACCGATAGACGCGCAGCTAAAGAACCGATCCTCGCGCAACGACTTCTTGGCGAGCTCGCGCTCAGCGAAGTCAGAGATACGGCTGGGCAGCGCGCTCTTAAGGTGCGCATACATCCCGAGGTAGAAGGCGATATGCTTACAGCCGGTCGCCTGCCGCACCAACTCAGTGATAGCACTCTGGCAGTAGGTCAGGCTGCAGTTCTGCAGCTGGATTTTGATCTTAGTCTTATTGTCGATAAGGTACACGCTGCAACGGTTTTCGTACAGCTGCTTAACAGTTTCGTGCGGAACACCCTGACTGATACTGAAAGAGTGCGCGCCGTCACCGTCAGTAAGGTGGATCGAGTGAACAACATCCACCTTATGATTAGAACGGAAGGTGCGGAGGATCTCGCGGGAGGCGAGAAGCATCTGCGAGGTGGGCGTTGAATTCAACTCGAAACCGCCGCTGACGAAACTGCTATTGTCGATGTGACCGAAGTCATTGTCCTGCTTCGGATCGTGGTAATAGTGGTTTCCGTGACCACGCGCAAACTCGTTATGCATAATAGCAAGCATGTTAAAGGCGCGCTGGTACTGCTTCTTGTTAAGCGAGCTCCCGATAAGATGCGGCATATGGAAGTCCTGATCGTCAACAGTAATTTCAGGGCTGCCGCCGACAAACTTCTTGCCCGAGATAGGGCAGGTATGCGAGCTATCACTGAAGCCGTACACGTCGAACGGGATATTCGCAAGCTTACAGAAGCTCACAAGCACCATCAGCTGCTCGATCGTATTACGCATCACGTGGAACATCGAGCCGCTCATATCAAGGAACAGAACCATACCGTGGCTCTTGCCCTTACCAACAACAGCAATCTTCTTAAAGAGATCGTTGCTGTGGCGATACTTGTGAAGCACGTTCATATCCAGTTCGCCGGTCTTAGCGGTCTGGGTTCGAGCGTACTGGCTCGCCTTCTTGCGCATCTCAAATTCCTTAAGCATATGCGCGATATACTTACGGTTGTTCGTATTGAACTTACGAACGCACTTTACAGCGACAGCCTCGTAGTCCATGCCGGCACGACCATACGTGCTCAGCTTGATACCCTCGGTGACGTTCTGCTCGAATCGATCAACGAAGAACCGGTTATTAACAATGATACGAGGCAGTACAGCTTCCGGCAGCGTGAACATGAACACCTTACCGGTTTCATTCACGAGCTCATGTTCACGCTCACGGAAACTCTGATCCGTAACGGACACCGGCTCGTCCGACTCTTCTTCGTCATCAGCGCCTTCGCCGGTCGAACGACGACCACTGTCTTCAGTACGGTCGATGTCGTCAGAATCTTCTTCGCCTTCATCGGACTCGCGGCTGTCTTCCGAAGAAGTGTCGTCGCCGTCATCGGCTTCTTCCGAGTCTTCGTCGTCATCAGGCGAGAAGTCCCAAGACTCATCTTCCTGATCACCGTCTTCGTCCTCGTTATCCTGCTCTTCAGGCAGCGAGTCAATATCACTGGGACGGTTGATCTTGTCCGGCTCGTTGGTCTTGACGTAGTCAAAGACACGCTTGGCGATATCAACAACCTGCTCCCACGTTTCAGCCGTTTCAATTTCCTTAAGGAACAGGCGCTCCTCGTCAGTAAACTGAACGATTACGA